CTTACTGAAGACGATGGGCCTATGCTTAGATTAAGTGGCTCAGGTCAAGATGGGGCAAATAATTTAATTGGTGGAATAGAGGCTCATAACGCTGATAGTAATGGTGATGGCCCTACTGTCGTAACTAACATAAAGTCATTTTCATATCAGGGCAGCGGTCAAGGCGGCTATATGACATTTGGAACGCATGACGGTTCAGAAGGTGGTGAAGGCTCTGAGCCAGTTGAGCGTATGCGTATAAATGGTGCAGGTAGAGTTGGTATAGGGACTACAAGCCCCGATAGTAACGCAGCACTATCCCTTGAAGGAGCATTATCTTTAGATGAAATAAGTGCACCATCAAATACTGCTGATAGAGGACAATTATACACCAATGCAGATAATGAACTACACATGATTGATGGTGCTGGAACAGATACGATTTTTCTTAAAAGTGGTAAGCGAACTATGTGGATTCCTGCGGCTGCTATGTATCCTAACACCACTTCCGGTTGTTCTGCCTTAACTCAAGTTGAGTTATCAAACGGCCCTGAATTAAAGTGTTTAGATTTTGATGATGGAGCCACCGAGTCTGCCCAATTTACAGTCGCATTCCCTAAATCATGGAATGAAGGAACAGTGACATTCAAAGCATATTGGTGTTCAACCGCCACTGACACTGATGGTGTCTCTTGGGGATTGCGAGCATGTGGTATGAATGATAACGAAACAATTAATCTCGCCTTTGGTACACAAATTGTAGTTGATGATGCAAACCAAGGAGCGGCGAATGAATTGATGGTAACTGCTGAAAGTTCCGCAATGACTATCGCAGGCACACCAGCCGCAGAAGATTTGACATTCTTCCAAATCTCAAGGGTTCATGATGACAGTAATGATACTGCCGCCGAAGATGCAAGATTACTCGGCATCAAACTATACTATACCACGGATGCAGGGAATGATGTCTGATGTCTTCTTTCGGTTATACCATGTTAGGGTTCGGTAGTGTGGCTACGACTGCTGCTGCTGCTGTTGCCGCTCCTAGTGGCGCAAGAGTAGAAGATTCAGGTGGAAATGCTGACCAAGTAAGTTTCACAGGAACTGGTGGTGCAAGTGGACAAATCATTACCGAAGAATATTTAGCGGTCGCATGGTCGGCAGGAAATACTGTTTCTATAAGTGCTTATGGAGATACTACTGGTGGAGGAACACCTACTTCTTGGCAATGGGCTATAACTGTAAATGATAATAGTGCTGGATTAGTAACTTCTTCTACCCCAACACCACCTTCTACTCAAAATTGGACTGGGGCTAATTTCACTATAAACGATAGAGCAAATTTTGGGGATACGGCAGAATATGAATTACAAGTTACTGCTACTAATAGTGGTGGTAGTAGTGCTGCTACATTTACATTAGGGTTCGTATTCCTCTGAAAGTAATTTATTGGCAAGCAGCAGGTTGATTACTTCATCGCTGAGTCTTGCCAGAAATGGCCACACTTACGACACTGCAACAATGTAAAACGTTCTCTTTCATCATCGAGATAACGTGCAGATATACGACGGGCGATATGCCAGTGCGTACATGCTCTACATTTTACCTTCAACTTGTCTATAAGTCTCCCCATGATGAGGCCCCATTACTTTCACAGTTATTGTGATGGTCTTCTTGCAATGATATCATCAATTCTTAGAACTGAATTGGTAACTTCACTAGCACTTTGCACTGCTTGTTTTACTAAAGATGTAGGTTCTATAACCCCTTTCTCTAGCATGTTACAAACTCCGCCGTTATCTACATCGGGTCCAATCTCTAAGTTACCTTGGAGGATTTCGTGTCTCATAGCGAGGACGACATCCAAGGGGTCATGACCAGCATTCTCAGCAATGGTAGCAGGAATGATTTCTAAGGCATCAGAGAAGGCTTCAATAGCCATTTGCGCTCTACCACCTATCTTTGCTGCGTGTTGACGTAGGTGCGCTGACATACGTGCATAGGAGTTTCCTCCACCGATTACATATTCCTTTGAATTCATTACCAATGAAACTACTCCAAGGGCATCGTCAAATCCTCTCTCTACTTCTTCAAGTGTATGTGTCGTAGCACCTCTTAGTATGAGGGTTGCGACACTGCTTTCTTTTTCACCACTAACAAATAAATACCATACATCACTATGACGTTCTCTATTTACGGTAACTGGTGCAGCGAACTCGACTTCTTCAGGAGTTTGGAATATAGGTGCATCACTTACACGTGATAATGAACGTAGTGTTGATTCAGGAACTCGTCTTACTACCATAATATTATTCTTCTTTAGGTAGGAACATACGTAATCATTTACATTATCCCTTACAAATACCACTCCGCCCTTGGGAAGCATAGTTACAATACGCTTTGCTGTATCGATTAAACCGGTCTTACTCGACGCTTTGTAACTTTGGAATGAATCAGGGTTCATCTGTAGTGAAATGTTTTCTTCAGTTTTTTCATTTTCCAATCCTGTATTGATTAGAATTAGGTTTTCATATTTGTCATCGCCTTCCAACACATAGTCCTTGTTGACAACACACCCTTCGTGTAGGAAAGAATCTTCGATTGAATCACCCGGGAAAGATACTACCTTCACCGACTCAGCATCTCCTGCCTTCTCTACCGCAGCGACACAGAGTTCTGCTACATCATCAATAGCGTTCTCTAATGTCTTACCAGTGATAGCAGTTTTCGCAATGGCTACTAAATCTTCACGGTTATTACTTTCAATGGTAATGTTTTCTGCTAGGTATTTTATTGCCATTTGTGTTGCTTCATAGTAACCACGGCAAATGACATTTGGGTGTAGACCCTTTTCAAACAGAGACTCACTGTTGGCTAATAATTGACCTGCAAGTATGACAGTGCTTGTCGTACCGTCATAGCATAAACTCTCTTGAGTTTTAGCAACCTCGACTATCATCTTACCGCCGGGGTGAGAGACATCAAGTTCACGGAGAATAGTTGCACCGTCATTTGTGACAATGACATTACCTCCACCATCCATCATTAGTTTATCCATCCCCATCGGTCCTAACGTAGATTTTACAGTCTCCGCTATTGTCTTCGCCGCTTTTATATTATGCGTCTGCGCTTTACTTTTTGTACTTTCAATTTCTGTCATTTCCAATCAACCTCTATTTTTATTATTTCTCCTGTTTCTAAATTTCTTGTTTGAATAAAACCTTCACTCTTACCAAAGTTGTAAAAGTCGTAAGTTAGACGAGCATCGCTTAAGCAATACTTTGCCACCTCGTCGTATTTACCGGCCCTCCATGCTACCGGCGCATCTTCGCTATTCATTAATTTATTGTCCTCTAAAGTGGTCTTTACTAGCATACCTAAGTTAGTCACTACAGGGCCGTATGGTAACGATGCTTTCTGTGTAAGTAATCTTGTATCTATTATGCTATCTTTTTTCCCTAGCAAATCTCCCGCCGTCCAACAATCTAACGAGTCTCGTAAAACAGGAAGGTCGAATCCTTTGATGTTATGTCCAATGATTTTACCACCCTTATTGACATGTTCTAATAAGTCGTCACCCAATGTTTTTGGATGTAGCGCCTTAACAGTTGCATCGATATCAAGTGCCTTGTTACAATATACTGTGCCTTTGTCCCCATCCCATGTAGCCACAACTGAAGTATCGAATGAAGCGGTTTTATCCCATCCACCTATTTCCCAAGAGTAGTTAGAAGTTTCAATATCTAATGATAGTATGTCACTCAAATACAACCCTCCACTTTTTTAGTTCTTCACGTTTACAATGCTTACAGTCATGCTTACCTTCAAACTCAGGTCTATGGACTAACGGTTTTTTACACTTCATATTTCACCCTCTCTAATCACTTGGTGCCTATTCGCCTTAAAAAGACACGCTTCCCACTCTTTCTGCTTTTGAATAGTTTTGCTTTGTAATCTTTGAAATGTCTATCAGCGGTGCTTTTCGATACACCAGTGATGTTAGTATACTGGTTTATCATAGCGGACTTCCTTCGCCATCCATCCCCATGACCTTCCAACTCATACTCAGTGCAACTGCTATAGGCGTGAACCAATTCATCAATTATCTTAGACTCTTTGGCTTTGTTACCGCCTATCTCTACTGAATCTTCAAGCCATGAAATCATATTATCGAATAAGTCTAATAGAATTTCTTTAGACATATCCACGTGTCTATCTGAAACTTCCCATTTTTCATCTAACACTGCAAAGTGAACTGAAAATATACCAAGATAATTTTCTATGGCTGGTGTAAACGATGCCACGATTTCTGACATACTCGCATCCATATTCTTCAGCCTTTCAAAAATTTCATCAGATGCTTGGTATAACGCAGTGGAGTAATTTGGTCCTGCTGTAAACATATCCCACATGTATTGTTGTGCGATATCTTCCTGACCCTCACGACCCATCTCACACCACTCAGTCCAAGAGGTTTCACTCAAGTTTAACAGACGGTCACGAACCCTTTTTTCTGTAGTCTTAAAGTAATCAACTATGTCATCTCTTGTCAAGTCTAAATGTTTAGATTTCTTTAAGAATGTTCCAAGCCTCTTGTTACTTACTTCTTGTCGCATATCCATATCCCAATGCGACCAGTACAGTAGAACTCTTTGAAAGATACCTTTTGTTAATACATACTCTTTAACCCCCTTAGGTGGATACGTAGTTATCCAAAGAGAAACTAAAGATTCACATTCTACTTTGTCCCCTTTCATATGTTTTACTAAGATGTTACCTCCGCTACCTATTGCGTTACAGGCAGTTTGAAGATACAATACAGTTTCTTGACTGTGCTTGTTAGGATTAAGAAGTATAGAGCCTTCATCGAAGTTGATACCTTTTCTCCCAGCAAGAAGACCCGGGACTGTTTCTAATTCGTTAGTAGGTTTATTGTGCTCATCTAATACGGGTTGTAAGGAACCGATAAGACCTGCATCAGTGCCAGAAGAGAACATGTCGTAAGGCACTTCAATGGACTTCATGATATCTCCAATGAAATCCCAAGCGATAGATTTACCAGTTCTGCTCGGTTGAATCCAAAACACGTGAACTCTTGAATCGAGATGTGAATCACCTGTTGGGATTCTTACATACGGTAAGAGAACTTGACCTTGTATAAAGAAGAATGAAAGTAATCCGGGTATCTCGTTTTTCATCGAGGTGCGGGAGAAGTGTTGTAGGTATGCTTCAAGTATTGGGAAATTCTGTACTGCTTGGTAATTTATTGCTTTCATGGTATCACACTCTCTTTCTCTTTATTGGTTTATATATCATTAATTTCACTTCTTCCTTCTTTCCTGTTTAACAGGCTCTTCACTTGTAAGTATTTTAACAATTAATTTTCTTCTGACATCACCTAAACCTTTTATTTGTTTTAGTGATTCAGGGAAACACATCTCCTCTATACTACCGCATTTTTCAAGTATCCTTTCTGCGATTTCTCTACCAATACCCGGTACAGTCATTAGCATATCTAATCGTAAATCATTACTCGCTACCCTACGTAGGGATTGTGCTCCGTGTTTACTCGCTGGTTTGTGTATCTTCTCGTGTAACTTTACTACAAACTGAGCGGCCTCACTTGTATTCGATGTAAAGAAAATCTGACAATCAAAGTCACTCATTACACGTGCGAGTGTTCCAGTAAGTTCGTTTTGAATTTTTGAATATGATAAGTTGTTCCCGTTCTTTCTTGCTATTGCTACATATTTTTCTACAGTTCCGTGGACAACTAAAAAGAATCTTTCAAAGTTTGCATCCATGTTATCCAACTGTCGCCATAGATGACCTGAATGTGATGATTGGAATAAGTCGGAAATGGATTTCGCTTCGACCAATGCTCCACCTAAAAGATAGTCACCTACAATTAGGTTCTGTCTTACTACATACATACCTGCTTTCTTAGCACGTCTTTCTATAGATTCACATAGTGAACCTCTTTCATTACTATCTATAATTAAATCTGGGTATTTAGGCATTTTCTTTCCCCCAATGGTATCTACATAAGTCTGATTTTTTACTGAATCTAAATGCTTTACATTTATCCCCGCCTACACGGACATTCGTACATCTGTAATCATCATTAAGTAACTCTTTAGCATTACTTCTACAAATCGTGCAGATGATTAAATAACCTTCATCAGCCTCCATTGCACGTTTTAATCTCTGGGTAGATTTTAATCTCCCACCACATACTTCGCAATTTATTGGCATAATTAAACCCCCTCAGTCCCCATACTTCCGTCGTAATATTGACACTTACCTATACAGAAACCTTCAGTGTATAGAGTAGAGCATGACGCATGGGGGTATCCTTTGGTTACTATGCTTTCAACCTGTTCAATTGTTTTTTCTTTTTTGTAATCCACCCATCCTTGACTAGCACAAAAATTACTTATCTGTTCAACATGTTTTTTCTTTTCTACATCACTTACACGTATAGCAGGGAAGAACATACGGAGTCTATCCGCTAAGTATGATGCTAGATGATACCTTGCTCTATGAATTGGATTTCCCTCTCCTAACGCTGCTTGAGCGAGGCAAGGTAAGATATGAAGATTTTCAAAAGAGACAGGTGGGATATAAACAGGTTTGATATCATTGACATTCATAAAACGATTTTTGATTACTTCAAATTCAAGAGTGTTATGACCAATCGGTATGTAACCCGATGAGGCTTCCTGTGCTTTATCCATGAAGTAATCATAATCCCCTTCGATGATATCTTTACTCTCCAAGGGTATGGACCAGCACTCTCTTTTAGCATTGTAAGAGTTAGGTATTCTTATCATACCACTTGTATCAAATGCAACCGTTGGGTCGTTACATCTCAATCCACCGAGTTTCTTATCCCATGCATTAATTAGTAATCTTCCTGAATACTTTATTCTTGAAAGTTCGTTACCGTTTTTAGGATTAAGCGTTTTTGATATCGGAACCCATACATGAAAACCACCACCACTAAACCAGACATAGTGTAAGATATTCTCCTTCAAAAACATTTTATGTAACTTAGTAACCTCTTTATGAGGAACATCGAAAGGAACATCTTTACCATTACTCTTGAAATCTTTACAATCGAAATCCATTACAAAGTGATGAATCTTAGGAGTATTGTAATCTACCCGATGGTGTTTTGGTGCTTCGGTATTAGTGAAACCATAAGCGGTAAAGTATACATTACCACTTCCAGATTTACCTCGCCAATACCTTTCTAATTCGTCTGAAGATTTTACAAGCCTACGCCAACCCCTACCACCATTACTTTTGATTTCAAGAACTTCCCTTGGGAAGTCTAGGGGTATAAACGACACTGTATCACCTTTGAGTATATAGGTATGAGTTAATATCTTTTACAATTATATTTACCGTTTCTAATATTTTATCATCTAATAAATGAGCAGGGTTTAGGTAATAAATTATATTCTTAGGCAAACTAATTTCTGGTTCGTTTTCTAAATCTACGAACTCATTCAGTGTAGTTTGTCTACCAACTACCCTATTGAAAACCTTTGAGCCACCTCTAAAACCAGTGCCTTTCTTCAGTTCTACAATATATTCTTCTCTATCCATTACAGCATTTACATACATTTCCATCAATTTTATTTTTATTTTCATTTTTAATCCTCCATTATTTCATCAAGGAATTCATCTGTTATCGACCAAAAAGAACAATGTTCTACATGGTCGCACCACGAACATTTCATACGATTGTTCGCAAGCATCTCTTCGATTGTCTCCCCTTCCTTCTTCTTTCCAAGCCACGGACTTGGTGCGAAATCCATTTCTAAGTGTGCCTTTACTAGTTTAACTAAACCCTTTTCGACACTTCTT